ATGTGTATAAGAGACAGGAATAATATTTATGTTTATATCATGGCATAAATAATGAGCAAGTTCAGTATTTTCTGCATCAATAAATAAGCTGATCTCTGAGTTTGGATGTTTTTTCTGCAAAAATTTTATTAATGGCTGAGTGCAGATAAGATCACCAAGCCCATTTCGTCGTAATATCGCTATTTTCATGTAGGATTTATCAAGTTAAAAAATTATCATGTCTAATTTGTTTAACTATAACGAAAAATATAAATCAATGGTATTGGCTTTTTATCTACTTATTATTTATTAGGTGTATTTCTGTTAATATATGCTGAAAATAGATGAAAAATTAGCACAATGTGTTATCTGATGATAAATGTTATATCTTAATAATTTACAACTTCGTATTTGGAGGAAACTTAATTTGGGGTGTTTACCATCTACTCTGTTATGGTACATACTTCATTTCAGCTAGATTTGGACTAACATTATTATTTGATATTTAAGGTTTTTTGTAATTTTTAAGAGGGGATTCAATGAATTTAGTTGAGAGATTGGCGTCCCCTGCAAGCACCCAATCGCATGATTGCAGTAACAGCACAGGAATTTCAGAAGTTCTTTAGTGATGTTGTTACGGAGACAAAATCATGAACCAGTTAACAATAAATAACACTATTCGGACGCTGGTGGCAAAAATAGCCAAACAGGAAAATCTTAAAGTGGCGTGGCCGAATATGTCATTTGATGACATCAACGATCCGTAGTGTTACTACTACCAATGGTAGTTCAAGCCGAACAACCAGATAAAGATTTTATTATTGAAGCGATAAATGATGTCTGCTCTCAACATACTGATCCTGAATTTTGCCGATGGCAATTGGAAAACATTACTGCAATTTCGGGGGTGATTTCACTGAACTATGCTAGTTGCGTTCGTAATAATGAACACACAAAAGATTGTAGTAAAACAGTAGAGGCATTTAACTATATACAAGGTCAATATGATAAAAATATGACTGAAATGAAAAAATAGTTACTATAAGTAATGTCTTATGCATTGACATAGCCCAGCAAGTCTGGGCTTTAAGCTCGAGTTTGTTTATTAATAACCCATCATGAACGCCCCGAAAGTTGAACATCAACGATTAAGGTGCAGGACAGCCCATAGGGGCTTTTTTATTGTCTGTTTTTCTGTAATATTATTGCGCCTCAAATTTGTTACACGAAAACTTCCCGGAGAAAAAATGAAAAACAAAAAGCTAATAATCATTGGTGCTATTGTTGTCTTTGTAATTATGTTTTTTAAACTTTTGTCAGAGAATCTAATCTCAATGTAATAATATAGCCCTGTAATGGGCTATTGTTTTTTGGGAATCAAGAAATACCATTATTGCCAGAATGAAAGGGATAAAATGAAAAAGCTACTTATGGCATTAATGCTTATTTTAACAGGATGTGATACTGATTATAGTAAATATAACGGAGTATATACCTGTAAAATAGGTCGACTAATGAATTATGTAGCAGCAGACCAAGGAAGTGAATATTCTTTTCCTCTGGGGACAGCGAAAGCCAGAATGACTTTTAGCAATGGAGTTATGATCATTCATGGAATGAAGTCAGGTGATTACGTTGGACATGAAATGACTATGACCGTACCGTCAGTAACACCGGATGGCAGGAAGCTAATGTCAGAACAGATGTTTAAATATGATGATGGTGAATTCAATGAAACCTTTTTCCCTAAATACGCTATAGCTACACTTTCGGTTGGTAGCCCACGTGACGGCATAATGCAGCAGCTAACTAACTGTAAAAAAGAACAATAATAATTTACTTGAAAGCCAAGAAAAGCCCCTTACAGGGCTTTTTTGCAGTTGGAATATTCTTTTCGAGTGTGCTAGCTTATTACCCGGTTGAGCACTAATATGTGTGCAGTTCTTTAAAACTCGGTGAGTGCCAGTCCTGAATATGTGTTGGGACACCCTCCTGAGCAGGAGGTTATTATTCCTGACTTGCTCTTTAAACAAATTAAGTGTGCTGACAAAGTACACATTATATCGGAACGCTCTAGGCTTTTTTGGAGCAAACAATTCTCTTTAAACGGATTGGTTATAAACCACAAGCCCGTTACAATTAATGCCCCGCCCGTGTGGGGAGTCTAAGTAAGTTTGTTCTTTAACATCTCTGTGCTGAAAAAGCACAAGCCATCCTAGAATTAATGTTTTCATTATATTTTCATATGCAAATTATGATGTGAATGAATAATTCTATGACTTAAGCACTAATCTTTACTAATCCCAAAATTTAAAACCACGTAATTAACCTATGCAATTATTTTGCATCGGGCGTTTTCGCATGGATTTTTTCTACCTAATTAAACCAAATAAAAAAGCCAGCATTTTCGCTACTGGCTTTTGGCTTCCTATTGGAAGGAGAATACAAATGTTGGATCTGACTTTAGCAAACCAAACAGCCGCTGTCACTATGTCAAGCATTAACTTCTTGAATGAAATTATCAATCCAGCTCGAATCTCTGCGGGTGAAAAAGAAGTTGAGAATCGTCATTTTATTGCTCGTATTGAGGATGAACTTGATGATTTAGGGGGCGCGGAAACTTTTTACGTGACCACTACTCAGGGAGCAACACGCAAGGTTAAAGGTTATACACTTACGATGGAGCAAATGACTCTTGTTGGTATGCGTGAATCAAAAGCTGTCCGCCGCTCTGTTCTGGAAAAATTAAGGCGATTGCAAGAAGGAAAGATTTTACCCAGCAACTATATTGAGGCATTGGAATCGCTTCTGAAATCTGAAAAGGAAAAAGTGGTAATTGCTGCGGAACGCGACAGAGCTATCGAAACAAAAGCATGGATTGGTCACAGGCGCGAGGCTACTGCAATGGCAACCGCTTCGGTTGCGGTTCGTGAGCGGAATAAACTGGCAGAGCGTTTAGGTGAAAGTAAAAGCCGTGCAACAGTGTTAGCTGTTGAAAGAGCCACGGAAAGAAAGTTTAGATGGCAACCCCTGAAGAAATGGTGCAAGGAAAACAAAATAGAACCTCATACTGCGCCCGATGAACGATATGGCACGGTGAGATCATGGCCTGCCACAGCATGGTTAGCGGTGTATGATATCGATTTATCTAAACTGCTCTAGCGGATGATTCAAGACCTAGCATCAAGCCAAGGATGGCTAAAACCAACCCCTTTCTCGTGGCTATTTTTCACCCATTAAGTTGATAATAGACATTCATTAAACTACAATTGAATTACAATGTAATTCAGTGAGGGGTTTTATCATGGCTGCAAACCAGTTAGTTCAGGCTCGTATCGACGGTGAGATTAAGGAAGAAGCGGCGGCTGTTTTGGCTGCGATGGGGCTGACTGTCTCAGATGCTGTTCGTATGATGTTAACGCGAGTAGCAAGAGAAAAAGTGTTGCCGTTTGAACCTTTGATACCGAATGAGACAACAATAGCTGCAATGAAAGAGTCTCGTAAAGGCGGCGGTAAGTCATTTTCTACAGTTAAAGACTTAATGGCTGATCTCAATGCGGACGACTGACTACACAAGCCAGTTTAGGAGAGACTACAAAAGAGAGAAGAAAGGTCGTCATCGGGAAATTCTTGATGATGCACTTACGACAGTAATTGAATTATTGTCCTCCGATAGCTTGCTGGAACCGAAATATTGCGATCATGCCCTTTCTGGGGAATGGAAGGATTTTCGGGACTGTCACATTAGGCCTGATTTGATACTAATTTATCAGAAGCCCAATGCTGACATATTACGTCTTGTTCGTCTGGGTTCTCACTCAGAGCTTGGTTTGTAATATTTTTGATAAATTATAACTAACCCGCCCCGCGCGGGTTTTTCATTTCTAATGCCGCTTAACTGCGGTTTTTTCTTTTATAGGTACTTACATGGCTATTGAAGAATTTAAATGGCGAACCCAAATTCAAGACTCACCCAGTGGTGAATTTAAACACCGAATTAAAGTCGTTGAGTTTGGTGATGGCTATAAACAGGTATCCGCTGACGGGATTAACCCCGAAACCCAGTCTTGGCCTTACTCCTACACCGGACTTAAAGAAGAAGTAATGCCTATCTTCCAGTTTATCCGTAGGCACACCTTAAAGTCATTTATCTGGACGCCGCCATTTGGGGAGAAAGGGTTATATCGAGTCAAGGCAGATTCAATAACCATGCTCCCTATGGCAGGTGGTGTTATGAAAATATCAGCAACATTTGAACAGGCATTCAGCGCATGAAAATTAATGCAGATCTCCAACGCCTTGAGTCGGGGAATAAGATTCTTTTGTTTTCTGTTGATGGTTCCGCCTTTGGTGGGCCAGAACTGTACTTCCATAATTACCCCACTCCTTATACAGAAAAGGAATTGGAAGGCGATATAGACAGCTTACCGATTAAATCTATCTGGTGGCAGGGCGTGGAGTATAAACCTTGGCCTGTCAAGGTCGAGGGGTTGGAGGTGAATAGCGATGGTCGTTCAACTTCGTCCACACTCACTGTGGCTAACCTTGATGGCACCATTAGCGCAATGTGTCTGGCTTATCAGAATATGGCTCAAGCGCGTGTCACTATTCGTATGACGTTTGCGCATTATCTGGATGCGCGTAACTTCCCGGAGGGTAATTCAGAAGCTGACCCCACACAGGAGAAGATCGACGTCTACTATATCGATAGCAAAACCCATGAGGACAATGAAAGCGTTCAGTTTGCGCTGTCTTCACCTGCTGACTTGCAGGGGATTCAAATTCCTACCAGACAGATACACAGCCTTTGCACGTGGTGTATGCGTGGGTTATATCGTAAATCGCCATGTGGCTACACAGGGACGATTATTGCCATCGTTCACAGTCACCCCGACGCCACAACACAGCCTAGCCAATTAGACATTGCCCAGTGTGACCTGTCACAAATCCCGTGGGTGATCGTCTCTTGGCCCGAAGGAGATATTCGTACGCTGATGCCAACCGAGGGAATCAAGCCGCTCATTGGTCGCCCGTTCGTGCATGGTATCTGGGACTGTTACGCCATTGTGCGTGACTGGTATCGGCTGGAGCGTGATATTGATATCCCGGATTTTGAACGCTCAGAGAGCTGGTGGGAGCGCGGTGAAAACCTGTATATGAAAAACTATGCGGCGGCTGGATTTGTGGAGTGCAGCGGGGAATTACAGGTGGGGGATGTGATCATTATGCAGGTACAGGCCAAAGAGCCTAACCATGCCGGGGTGTATATCGGTGAGGGCTTGATGTTGCACCATATGTACGGACAACTCAGTCATCGTGTGCCCTATAGTGGGTACTGGCAGGAACGGACAATCATTACCCTGCGTCACAGGAACCCACCCGCTTCGGCGGGTTTTTTGTTGGAGTAAATCATGAACACACTACGAATAATAAGGTTGTACGGGGTCTTGGGTGCCCAATTCGGGCGAGAGCACCGGTTAGCGGTATCGTCCCCTCAGGAGGCTGTCAGGGCACTGTCTGTCCTGATTGACGGATTCGAAAAGTTTCTGCTGACCGCGAAAGAGCGGGGCCTAACCTTTGCGGTGTTCAGCGGAAAACGCAATATCAGTCAGGATGAGCTGGAGTTTTCCGGTGAGGACGATATCGAAGGGGTAGGATATCAGGTTATTTCTCATAATGAGCTTAAGGATTACTTTCTTACTCGTATAAATTAATATGGCACAGAAAAAACCTAAAAGAATAAAAGCGCCTCAGGAAGTTCAGGAAAAATCTGTCAGGCTTAAGCTTGGCCCTGAATTTAACGATAATTCAGAAAACAGGCCGCCAGAATTTTCTTTAAGATATCTGCAAGATAATTACTGTGTAAGCAGTTGTGAAAGGGATGATAAGGCGGCTTTATCTGACAAATTATTCCGGCTTAGCAAATTAACATGGGGTCAAATAAAGCAACAACATCGACATGCGCTTGGATTTGAAAAAATCCATAGAACGGCAATAAAACCCTCCATCCCTGCGCACATAACAGAAGATGTTAACCTTATCGCTTTTAGGTTCAGTGGTATGAAGCCCATGGTTGGTTATAGGCGTGATTCCACTTTTTTCATTGTATGGCTGGATAGAAATTATACGCTGTACAACCATGGGTAAAGAATTAACCCGTCTCACGGTTTTTATATAAGTAGCATTATTCCATATCCTACTTGTACCAACCCACACAACCCCAATCAATTTATTCAACCATCAACACTCGTTAATATATCCGGGCTGTCCAGCAATTAATAATTAAACAAGGAAATAGTATGTCTGACGTTATTAAGCCTGAAAACGAATGTCCATTCGATCCAAAACACTATCAGTGTGATTGCTTTATTGCGCCGGTGGGTTCTTTCTCTTGGGCTTTGATTCAATTAAAACTACGCAAGCGTGTTATCCGTTCTGCTTGGAAGAATTGCTAAGGGAATAATGAGATGTATCTGGCTATCACTCCACGTGTTAATGACCTGACCGTAGAGAAAGATAGCGCTTATGCGGTTGATGGTGTAGCCGTTGGGACTCAGTACGATTACCTGACCCATATCGATCTGCGCAATGAGTATGGTAACTTTGTACCGTGGCAGCCAACACAAGAAGATATGATGGCGTGTGATTGGAGTCTGATTAAAGAGTTAGGTGATATGTTGGTTTTCGATCTTAAATCGGAGTTTGACGAAGACTCTAAATATTATGGGTACTTAAGCGAAAACAAAATAAGTGATCCTGATGCAAAACCTATGGGTACATTAATTATTACTCAGAATGCGACAGATATTAAGAATATGTTAATATTCCATACTATTATTCAAGATTCAGGTTATATTCATTTTTCTGTATCATTTGATGAAATTGACACTCAAAAAGTAATGGAATTATTTAATAAAAATCTTTATGTTAAAGTCGATGATATAATTCATAACCTCGGAAAAGCTTCCGAATGGAGTAAAGATATAACAAATTCCACGTATGGTGTTTTATATTACAATAGCTCGACTAATGATGCCGAAAAATTAGGCAATATATTAAAACAAACAGGCGAAACCAAACGTTTCTACTGCAACTGGCGCGATGAATAAATCACCGGGCTACGTTCTAAATACAAGGCCGCGCACTGCGTGGCCTTCCCCTAACCCCTTGACTGCATTATTCTCTGTTCCTGTGATAGAAATAAGTAAAATCAATCACTTATGTAAATAGGATAATTATCCCCCTTTTAACCCATTGATTTAATTGAATTCCGTCACTGTGCAGGAAATAAGCAAAATCAACGACTTAGCTAAAGGTGGGATTTCTCACCTTTAATTCAGTATCCTTCCGTTTCAAACGGAGGGATGAAAATTAACTACGGGGATTCCTTGAGTTTAAGAGGGCCTATTACCGTGGTTCTCACTTCGTCCGGTCATTCAACGAAACTTTCCGCTCAGTCATTGGCTGAAAATTTAGCCGATGGGTATGCGAAAAATTTCTCACACCTAAGTAACCCTTTGATTCTTTCGAGGTCTTCACTTTGGCTGTGTTGTTTTATAAGGCTTTTACCGGACGGCTTAGATTCAAGATCTCGCGTGTCAAAGATGGTTGGAATTTCCACCGCCTGTAGATGACGCAAATTTGCGTCATGATAAAAATCAATGGATTATCTTTCCTATGACTCACTACCGACGATATTCGTCGTTAGTCACTGAGTTCCAACCCTGTGAGGGTAAAATGTATCATGGAAATCGTTATACCCAAGGTGGGATATCACATCTTAAAGATGGTGGTAATTTCCCGATTTCAAATCGGACAAATGTTTGTCTGATTCCCATATGCTAAAGGGCAGATTTCCGCCCTTTAGTGATGGCGGTTGCACTGTTCTAGATAGTTACCACTTTATCCCTGATATCTTGTCAATATGGTCAGCGAACCATTGCATCATTTCTCGGCGTTTATCTAGGTATTGGGCGTGATTATATATACCGCGAATGCTATTGCGATCAGCATGTGCTAGCTGACGCTCAATTATATCATGGCTAAATCCATGCTCATTAAGGATGGTACTGAATTGGTGGCGGAAGCCATGACCACTAGCGATTCCATCGTAACCAATTTGCCTTATCACCTGTAATACGGCATTCTCGCAAATTGGTTTTTTCTTGTCATTTCTACCAGCAAATACAAAATTAGAAATACAGGACGTCATAGGATGAAGGCTTTTTAGCAATGAAATAACCTGATTTGACATCGGAACTACATGTACTTTTCGGTTTTTCATTATTTCAGGCTCTATTGTAATGAGTTTATTGTCAAAATCGACATTGCTCCATTTCATACTACGCAGTTCATTTGTGCGCAATGCTGTATACTGTAAAACTTGGGTAGCAACTCTTGAAATAATGCTGCCTGAATATGATGACAGTGCCTGATTAAATGCGGGAATTTGGTCTGCTGTCAGAAATGGGAAATGCTTCTTCTTGTACCCTGTCATTGCGCCCGCCAAATCTGGGGCAGGGTTATATTTCGCTCTGCCAGTCACGATTGCATAGCTGAACACTTCTCCACATCTGCGCCTTGCCTTGCTTGCTCTTTCCATAGCGCCGCGTTCTTCGAACTGGCGGATCACTTTGAGTAGAACCATTGGTTCTATTTCGTCCATTGTCATATGACCAATGCTAGGTAGAATATCGGCCTGAAACATGCTTTGTAATTCTTTTGCGTATCTTTCAGACCAGACAGCTTGTTTGAATTGATACCATTCATTATAAATAACAGCAAAAGTATCAGAGGATTCATTATCTTTCTTTTTTGGTGTGACTGGTTCGAGGTCTCCACCATTAGCAAGGACAGACTTAGCCTCAGCGTGTTTTAATCTGGCAGTGATTAGCGGTACTTCTGGATATGAGCCAATAACATAAGTTTGTTCTTTCCCATTTTTGCGGTACCTAAAACGCCAAATCTTACTGCCTGTTTTTGATACAAAAAGAAACAACCCTCCGCCATCAGCTAGGCGATATGGCTTATCTTTTGGCTTAGCTGATTCTATCTGTTTTATCGTTAGCAT